CGGTGGACGGCATCATCCCGATAAGCGCCTCGATCACCAAGGATACCTCGCAACTCGAGTTGCGAGGTATCCTTGGTGATCGAGGCGCTTATCGGGATGATGCCGTCCACCGTCGCGATCAGCACGTCGCCGCCGATCGGCGTCCAGCAGTTCATGCCGAGCGGCGTGGACGTCGCGTATCTGCCCTCCTGCCGCCAGTTGGTCGCGGTCGAGGGATCACTGCCGGTAAAGATTAAGAGCTCGCCCTGATCGGTCAGGAAAACACACTTGTCGTCGATGCCGTCGCCAGCATCGATGCTCCATGTGAACCCGCACAACAGCTTGCCGCCTTTCGTCGCGGCGCCCGCCAGCGGGATCTGCTTGATCTGGCCCTGATAGGCATTGGTCGGCAGGTACCACGCGTTCATGGTGCCGCCTTCGATGAAATAGTAGCGGCCGCGGTACTTCCAGACATAGGTCAGGTTGTGACCGGTCGCGCAGGACGGCGGCGGCGTGATGGCGGGGTCGGTGGTGATCTGGCTGGCGTTGAACGTCGTCCACGTCGTGCCGTCGAAGTGCAGGATGTAATCGCCGCCCTCGTTGCAGACCAGCATGTGGTCGCCGCTCTGGTTGGCGAGTTGACTGGCGACATAGTTGCCGGAGGTCTGGCCGCTCTTGACCAAGACAGGTGTCGCGCTCGTGACGTTGTACAGCTTGGTCGCGTTGCCCGCGAACATATACTGGTTGTTGATGCCGCTGACGTACTGGAACATCGAGATGACCGGCGTGGTCTCCGGCAGCTGCGCCCACGTCTTGCAGCCGCCGCGAACGGCGAGCCCCTTCATGGTCGGCCGCCAGTTGTCGAGCACCAGCGCGGCGCCCGGCTGCATGAAGCTCTCGTTCTCGGTCATCACGAGGCCGCGCGTCGGCGCAGGCAACGTCACGGTTTGCAGCTGCTGCGCCACCTGCGGCGGAACGGCCGCGCGGCGAAAGGCCCTGTAGGTGGCTTGGTTCATGTCGGCACCGGCCACGGATAGGCGACACTGACGTTACCCGGCATCGCGCGGCGCCCTGAGATGATCGGCGCCGGGCTGTCGTGGCCCATCGCGATCGCCAGCGCGTCGCTGTAGGTTCCCATGTCCTCCGCGTAGCTGGTGCCCTTGTTTGCTTTCCATTGCCACACCATGCCCAACTTCAGGAGACGTTCATCGAGCCGGAAGCTGTCGGTATCAGCGAGGAAGCTGTCGCCGTTGCCGCCACTGGTCAGCGCGACGCAGTTCTTTTCCATGTAGGCGAAGTAGGCGCTCTGCCCGGTTGGCATGGTTGGTGCGATCAGCATCTGGCCACCGAGGAGCGTCCATTCGCCCGCGCTGTCGTACCAGTTCTGCGCGCGACGGTTCAGCCACTCGTCGGTGTCGGGCACGAAGCGCATCGGATACTGCGTCTGCGTCGAACGCCAGACATTGCTGGTGAGCAGCATGCGCTTGTAGTCGGCCGCCAGCGGGAAGCCGGTCTTGACGCCGTCACCAGCGTAGGTCTGGGTCTTGCGAAACAGCGTCCAGTCGCGGGTGTCGTAGCTGATGCGCTGCGCCATCTCATTCGCCAGCGCGAGCATCTCCTGCATGGTCCGGTTGGCGGCGATGTTGAGCGTCACGGATGTCGGCACGGTAACGCCGACCACCGCGCAGACGTCCTTCACGACCGTCAACAGGCTCATGTCAGTATCCCCACCAAGGCAATCGCCAACAGCAGCGCCACGATGATCGCGATCGCGATAATGTGCTGCGGCCGGGTGGCCCAGAGTGTCATGCTACGCCGCCTTGTCCGGCCGCACGCTGGCGGCCATTCGCGTGAGCGTCTTGCGGTTCAGCGCGCCGTGCGGCGCCTGCCCCGAGTTGACCGTGATGTACTCGCGCAGCTGTTCGAGCGACATCGCCTCGAACTCGTTGTCGTCGTCGGCCTTGCCGGTGAGCTGCTTGCGCCGCTCGTAATCCTCCTCGAGGATGGCGTTGCGCGCCTTCAACGCCTCCAGCTCCGCCAGCATCTGCATGTTCGGCGCCGAGGTCTTGGTCTCCTCAATGAAGGCCTCCGCGCTGTTCTTCATTTCTCTGCCACCGGGGCCCAAGTTCTTCAATTCAACGCCCTCGATCGCGGCGAGCTGCTCGACCGTGTAGACGTTCTGCGCGCGCAGCTCGGCACGCCTCCCTTCAGAGAGAAACGGCACGAAGTCGAGCGGCGTGCCGGACTTGGTCTGAGTGGCGTTGGCCTTGAACTGGCGGTACTGGTGCGCGAAGCGTTCGGCGTAGGACTGCTTGGTCTGCTCGCCGGTGTAGGGATTGTCCAACCAGCGCGAGAACGCGTTCGCCGGGAACACCTTGACGTCCTTGTTGCCGGGCGCGCGGATCTCGCACACCTCGACGTCGTCATAGACAGGTCGGCCTTCGGCGAGCGTCTTGCCGTGGTTCTGGGTGGCGAGGTGCTTGAATACGACGACCAGCAGCTCGTCGGGGTCGCGATTAGCCATAAACGGTCCTTCCATGTCAGGTTGCATTGAGAAGTGGTCCGGGCCGCCTTCGCGGAAGGAAGGCGACTACCTACACGTTGGCGGCCCGGTTACTCAGCAGCTCGGGGCAGGGTGGCACTAAGCTGCCGGGTTGCTGTCGTACATTCTCCAGTTAAACAAGGGGTTTGTCATCGTAAGCTCACCCATCCAGCCAATGAATTGAGCGATCGCGTCCTTGTCGATTGGCATCTGACCGTCGCCGTCGAAGAGCTTATCGAAGTTGCGTGACGGGTGATAACGCAGCCGGAGCGTATCGGTGTTGATGCCGAACGTGGTGTTGGCCGGCATGTTGGACCCGATGCCGCCGTCGAGCACGATCTCGGCGCGCTTGCCGCCGCCGATGTATTCCAGCGCACTGAAGCCGAGCTTGCCGAGGCTCGTCTCGTTGTTCTGGCGTTGGATCGCGATCGTGGCCGCGTCGTAGGCCGCGTAGTGTTCCGGCGACATGATCAGGAGATCCGCGTAATCACGCCCGCGGCTTTGCTTGGTCATGACATAGTTCAACATCGGACGAACACTCGTCGACGTCACCTGCGTCTGGCCCGCGAAGAAGGAATGTGCGTCCCAGGTCGTGGTGCGCCAAATCGAGGCGTTGGCACGATCGATGCCGCCGTAAACGCCTGAGTTGGTGGTGATCGGTATGGCCGCGGCGAGGCCCGTGATCTGCTTGTTGCCGTTGGCGGTGCCGTCGCTGTAGATGCCGGCGTCCATCGCATCCTCGAGGCCCTTCTCGGCGGCGGCGATGTAGCTCTCGTAGACGTCCATCAGCTGGTTCTCACCGCTGTTGTTGAGGATCTCTTGGTAACTTAGGATAATCGGAATGACGCACATCTTCGGATCGAAGAAGGCGTCGTTGAACAAATCAATCGCGGGGTTCAGCAACTGATCGTAGCCGCTGTACCATTGCGCGGATTGCTTGCCGATCTGCAGCGTCTGGCGGATCTTCGGGCCGGAGTAGGTCTGCCACAGACCTTTCCTGCGCATCACCGCCAATAACGCGTTGTTGTTCGACACCAGATCCTGATAGCCGCTTGAGCGATCCTCGATCGCCATCGACAAGATCTGCTGGTAGGCCGCATTGGTCGTTACGTTGGGCATAATCGCCGCTCCATGGGTTCAGATGACTACAAGGCGCCGTTGACGCGACGGATCGCGTTGGCGACGGCCTCACGGGGTGACGCGCTTGGTTGTCTCGGTCGCGAAGTCCCGTTTGAGGGGCCGGCATCGCGGGTGCCTGAGATCGAGCGGTCAACGGGTCGGGTCTGAGCCGATGGGTTGCGGGTCTGAGCCGCGCGGGTGGCCGGGTAGAGCAAGTCTGCCCGCCGATAGGCTTCGTGAAGCGGGAAACCGAGCGCAATCTCGCGCTTGATCGCATCGCCCAGTTCGTCCAGCCGCGGATGGTTCTCGGCAAAAACGTCGATCTCCGACCGCGTCTGGATGAACTGCTGGTTAGTATGCATCTGTTGCACGGCGGCTTTCAAGCCACTGATTTCCTGGTGCAGCGCGCCAATTTGCTGGCTGGCCGCCTGCTGCTGGTTGCCCATCTGCAGCTGCCGGAGCTGCTCCGGGGACTGCGAGAGGACGTGGTAGGCGATGTCGCGGAAGCCGATGCGCTGGCCGTCAGGGGTACGCAGGTTCAGATTGTTGACGATCATGTCGAGGCCGGCGACCGGGTCGGCGCGCAGCTTCTGCTCCATGCCGACGTAATTGGTCAGCGCCGTGTTCAGATCAGTGCCGTGATCCTGGGCCATCTTGTGGAAGTGCCGGATCTTCGACATCTCGTCGAAGTCGTTTTTGTAGACCTTGTAGGCCTTTACGAACTCCTCCTGCATCCGATGCACCTCGCCGCGAACGCTCTCTGGCGCGGCACTCCACTCCGCCTTGGCGCGCTCCGAGAACCGCCCTGGTGAGACGGCATAGGGCGCGTGCGCGGGCAGCGGCGCAGGCTGCGCACGCATTTGCGTATTTGCGTGCGTATTTGCGTGCGGTTGCGCGCCAGTTTGCGCAGCGTCCGGCTGGCGCGGCGCGAACCGGCCGCGGTCGCGCGGCTGGTCGTCCGGCCGACGCTTCAGGTCGAGCCGCTCCGGCGGCGTCTCCTCGGGCGGGTTGTTGTGGCCCGGCCGGGCCTCGGCGGCCTTAACCGGCGGCGTTTTCTGGGGCGCCGCTTTAGGTGTGTTGCCGGCGGCGCGGTCGAACGCCCGCTGGATCGCCTCGCGGCGGCCGTCCGAGCCGGATTGCGGCTTGTCCGGCGCCTGGGAGCCGACCGGGTTCGGGCTGTTGACCGGGTTGGGGTTGATCGGCACCTCATGCGCCGGTGCTGGGCTACTGGCAGGTGTGGGAGAGGGTGGCGCGGACGTAACGCTGGTATCTGACATGATTATTTCCCCGATTTACGGTCTGCGTGACCGTGATTGTTGGTTGATGTTACCCGCACGGACCATCTCGATCGCCTTCTTGATCGAGGCTCGACGACCTTCTGCCGCCGCACGGGTCTGGGACAGCCGCACCCGCGGCTTTGGCTTCTCGTTGCCGACCTCGGTCAGGCCGAGCTGGCGACCGACCTTTCTGAAGGCTGATTTGCTTGTGTAGAACCGGCCGTCGACCTGCTCCGTCGGCGGCATGATGTCGGAGATGACGAAAGGCAGCGGCATGTTTTCGGCCCGCAGCTTTTCGTTGACACGCGGCTTTTTCACGCGCCAGCGATTTGGGGCGAACTCCTCCAGCTCGATCGTCATCGCTCTCCCCGCCAGATCGCGTCCAGCACCGCGTAGTCGTGGTCGGCATGGACCGGCAGGTAGCCGAGGCGCATCCACATCGCATAGTGCCGGTTGACCCGGTACATGCCGAGGCAGTAGCGCAGATGCCGGATGATCGGCCACCTCTTCACTTCGGGTTACCTCCGGTCGTGGAAACCACCACGAAGGTTACCGGGACGCCGCCGGCGGCAACCTTGGTCACCGCGCGGCCATACTTGGCCGCGATGGCGCTAGTCGCCTCCGTGACCGGCATGCCGAGCTTGGGGAAGGTGGCGGTGACATCAACCACCGCCAGACCCCCACTTGCGACCGTGATGACCGCGGTCGGCATCTCACTTCCTCTTCGATCGCGCGGCCGGCGCCGTGAACTCGAACGTGGCCGGGGCGGAACTCTCCGGGCCGTTCTTGATGATGACCTCGACGGTGACGGGATCCGCCCATAGCGACGGCTTGACGCCGGTCGACAACCTGCCGTCGGCCTCCAGCGTGGTCGGCTCGTCGTGCCCGGCGAAGTGGATCACGCTGTCGGCGAAGAAGTTGTCGCCGCTGACGTAGAGCGTGAAATCGGCGTCGCCGATCACGCACTCCGCCGGTTCCAGTCCGCTGATTGACGGCTTCGGCACCTCGGTCCCCTGCGGCAGCGGCAGTGACACCGTCTGCGGCTCGTTGATGCTGCCGGTGAAGGGAAACGGCTGCGGGGCCGCCTCTTTAGGGGCGGCCTTCGGCTCGGCCTTGGCCTCGGCGTGCTTGTCGTGCTTCTCGTGCTTGTCGGTCATGTGAATGTCCAGTTGACGGTTGCGGTGACGACGACGCCGCCGGTGACGACGTAGACCGGCCATGTGCCAGCCGTCGGCCGCTTCGCGGTGGTCGCGGTGATGTTGGTCGCCGACACGAAGGTGGTCGGGTAGGAGACGCCGTTGACGACCAGCACGCTTTGCCGGGTGAAGTTGGTGCCGGTTGCCGAGCAAGTGCCGGTGCCGCCGCCGCTGGCGATCGAGGCGATCGAGGTCAGCGCGGGGTTGGTCGCCGGCGACAGGCTCGAGGCGTGGGTGGCGTTCGGGCTGACCGGCGCGCCGGCGTCGGTGGTGGCCTTCACCAGCGCGGGGCCGGCGCCAACCATCTTGCAGGTGTCGAGCGTTCCGCCGCCAGGATAGGTGTGGGTGACGTTGCCCGCGCCGGTAGATGACGTCTCCGTGCCCGCGCCCTCATGCGCCACGCTGGACGAGGCGGGCGTGATGCCGTTGGTCACGCCGGGGTAGGTGCCGGGCGTGCCCGCGATCGACCCGGTGGGGTTGCCGGTGCCGCCAGCGGTGTCGGCGGATCCTGAGGCCAAGGCGGCCACGTTGGTGGCAAAAGTGAGCACCGAGCCCGCGGCGCCGTCGTCGTAGTAGGGCGGCGGCGCGCTGTCGAACTTGGTATTGTCCGAGTAGTCCAGATAGGTCGCCTTGGTGTAGTTCGGCGGGTTCGGCGGCGTCGCGCCGGTGTTGCCGAAGTTGGTCGGGGGCGTCGGGTTGGGCGGGGTCACGGTAAGGGCAGACTGAGCCATGCTGTTCTCCTCTTGGGTTCACGCGTACTTGCTGGTTGCGGCGAGGCTGCCCATGCCGCGGTTGTCGTCCTTCAGTTCGGAATGCTGCTCGCCGGACAATACCTTATCACGCAGCCATTGCGGGTCGACGCCGAGCTGCTGCGCGCGTTCCCAGATCCGCTGCGATAGCAGCTCCAGCTTGCCCGCGCCGATCGCCGTCTTGACGCCGGTCTGCGGGCCGTAGGTGCCCCACATCAGCGCCTGCGCCGGGACGGCTTCTATTCCTAACGGGTTTGCCACTTTTTCCCGGTACCACGGCCCGATCGGGCGATACTCGGTGCCGCCCATGTATTCGTTGAAGCCCATGTTGGTGCGGACGTCCGGCAGGCCGGTGGCGCGGGTGAAATGCGCGTCAGGCACCGCCCAGCGGGTCTGGAAGCCGGTCTGCGGCACGCCTGACGCGTCGGAGTACAAGTTGATTTTTACGCTGTCGGTGCCGTAGCCGTGCTTGCCGGTCGTCATGTAGCTCTCGACCGGATTGGCCATGTTGAGATGGCCCATCACGCCTTTGACGTCTTTCAGCGCCTCGGGGAAGTCCTCGCCGCGCTTGTGCCCGGCCAGCCCGCCGTACTTCTTGAAGTCCTCGTACTCGCCCCTGTTCCACATCATCCGCGCGGCGGTGCCGCGGTTGATCTCCAGCGGCACTGGCGATCCCGCCGAGAATGGCGTCATGCTCATGTTGAAGTCGCGGTACTCCTTGGCGGCGCGCTCGGGACCAACGAGCTGCACCATGCGCTGGTAGGCCGGGTCCATCACATACCAAGGCACCATGCCCTTCTCTAAGCCTTCGTACTTGCGCGCCTCGGCCAGCGTGTCGACCAGCCGCTGCGCGTTGGCGTCGTTCATGACGGCCAGCGCAGCCTCGTTGGTCTTGCCGGGCTTGTTCGGGGTCCAGATGTTCGGCTCGGTGATGTTGCCTTCCCGCCTGCCCTGCTTGGAGATCTCGTAGAGATCGTCGCGCGTGACGCCCCATAGCGCCTTCAGGGCCGGATGCTCCGGTGCCACGATCGCGTTGCCCTCGGCCGCGATCACGCGCGGGTCCTTGTAGACGCCGGGGTTGGCGTTGCGGATCGGGTTGGTGATCCACCGCTCGGTCGGGCTTGGGCGGGCGATCCCTAATTGTTCCAGCGTTGTTGCTGCTTTGTTATCTGCCCCCGCCAAATCGCTAATCGCGCTGGCGGCCTTCTTGATGCCCTTGGCCGAGGCGCCTTCGGCCGGGTCAGGCGAGAACAGCGAGCCGATCGCGCCGCCTACCGCCTTCACCACCATACCGCCGGGCAGCATCATCAGCCCGGCGTCGGTGGTCGACGACGGCATCACGAACTGCCGCATGCGCTCGTTGGCCGCGACATCCTTGGCGACGTCGGTGCCGAGGTCGATCGCGGGCGTACCGACGTCCGGCAGATGCGAGGTGTCGACCGGTGGCTTGTATTGCGGGAACATGCCGACCTGCGCCTCCGGCGTGCGCGGCATCGCGTGCGCCTGCTGCGCCCATGTCGGATAGGGCGTGTAGTCCTCGCCTGCCCACCGCTCTTGGAAGTCCAGCGGGCGATCGCCCGCCGCGAACTCGGGGATGTCGTAGGTACCGGTGCTGGCCAGATCGCCCATCCTGCTCATGGCGTGACCTCGTACTGGCTGGGATCGTAGGTCGAGCCCATCGCGGCGGCCGCGGCGCCGGGCGCGCCCGCGAAGCCGTACATCTTCTTGATGTCGACGATGTCGGGGTTGAACACGACGTAGTTGCTGGTCTGCGGCGTCTGCTGCCACTCAGCCTTCTGCTTCACCCAATCGTCTATGCTGGACGCGCCACGACCTCGGACGCCACCTGCTGCAATGATGCTGTCGGCTTGGGCGATATTGCTGGCTAAGTTGCGCGACCCCTCGTCGAGATACTTGATGCCGGGGATGCCCGCCTCGCTCAATACTCGCGAGGCCGCCACCGGATGGCGAGGTAACCCAGACGACCGATACAGAGAAGCGCCACTGTCGCCCCATTTGGACTGTGCAAACGGCTCAACGGCGTTTTGAACGGCGGGCGACTGTTCTATCAGCGGCTTGTCCCAGTCGAGGAAGCGCACCGGGTCGGCCTTGATCTCGACCTCGTAGGTGCGCGGGCCGACCGGCGCGCCGCTCGCCAATAATTCGGCCTCGCCTCGCCGCATATCGCGCATCTGTGTAAAATACTTGGTCTGATCGGGCCGGGCGTTGGCAAGTAGCTGTTCCCAATCCGCCGCGTCCCTCTGCGCCGCTGCAAGCGCCTTCTCTCGATCCCAGCCCTCTGCGCGCAATCGCCCCGCAGCATGCCCTTCCGATGTCCCCTCGAACCTGCGCAAAAACTGGTTCCAGTATTCGCCGCCCTGCCCCGACACCTTCGGGTTCTCGGCGAAGTACAGTCCGTGTCCGTAGACCTGCGCGCCCTCGCCGGTGCCGATCTTCGACAGGTCGAACCTGTCGAAGGTGTGCGGCGAGGAGTGATAGGCCTTGATGCCCATCAGCGCCTTGGCGATGGTGTCGCGCACGCCCATCAGGCCCGCCCTCCTCCAAATGGTGGCTGCGCCGTCTGTTGCGCCTTCATCCGCATGGCTTCCTGACGCTCACTGGCGCGCGCCGCCATGTCCTGCTGCTTGGCGGCCTGCTGTTGCGCGTGCAGGTTAGCCTTCTGCGCCTCAATCTGCATCTTCTGCTGGTTCGCCATCAACTGCGCCTGATGCGCCTCGCGGCTCTCCTGCATCTTCTGGCCCTGCACCGCCAGCTCGACCTGATCCTCCTGCTGCTCGCCGCCGACCTTCATCTGCGCGATCTGGCGCTGGTTGGCCAGCTCCCACTGCTTATGCTGGTCGGCCTGCTTGAGCTTGGCCTGCTCGATCTGCATATCCTGCTGCAGCTTCGCCATCGCGGTCTGCTGCTTGAGCTGCTCGACCTGCAGCGCGATCTTGCCCGCCGCGGTCTGCGGGTCGTCCGGCTGCTGCTGGCCGCTCTTTTGCTTCATCAGCTCGATCAGGTCGTCGATCGCGCCATCGAGCGAGCGGCCCGCGCGGAACGGCGCGGTGGCGAACTTCAGCACCTCGCCGCAGAACGGCGCCGTCTCCGGCGCGCCGGTCAGCATCTGCGTTAGTTGCGGCAGCAACTGGCTCAAGACCCCAACAAACTCCGTGCGGCGCTGCTTCTCGCCGTCCTCGTCCGCCATGATGGTGCTGTCGGTCTCGATGTCGAGCGTGAACGACTTGGCGCGGCTGTCGCGCAGGAAGTGCAGCACCTGATCGATCGTGACCTCGGCCTGCAGCTTCTGGATCTGCTGCTGACCCTGCTGGATGGTCTGCTGCGCTTGCTGGATCAGCGCCTGCACCGGGTCGGGCGGGGTAGAGCCGCCCGGACCCGGCGCAGCGCCACCTGCCGCAGCTCCCGGAGGTGCGCCGGACTGCGGCGGAGCGATCTGCGGCTGTTGCCGCGCCTGCTGGATCTGCGCGTCGACCTGCTGCACGTACTGCTGCAGCTGGTCCTCGACCTGCCGGATCGCATCGTCGACCATCTCGGTGGTCGGCAGCTGCGTCTGCGACATCTCGATCATGGTGACGTCGCTGAACTTCTCGGTGATGATCTCGCTTGAGATCTCGACCAGATCACGCGCGACGCGAACCATCTCCTGCTGCTTGTCGCGGACGCGCGTGGTGCCGTATTGGTTCTTCAGCTTCTGCGCGCCGAGCGTCTCGTTCGGATCGGTGTCGCCGCGCATGATGTCGGCCATGCCGGTGATCTGGTAGATGTCCTCGATGATTTGTTTCCTAAGCGCCACCAGCGCGGTGATCGTGGTCGCGATCATGTCGATCGGCAGCCAGATCACGACCTCTTTGGTGCCGCCGAACGCGGCCCAGTTGCTGATGGGCACAAGCAAGCGGCCCGGCGTGTTGGTTTCGACCGCGGCCTGGACGGCCTCCGCCAATTCGGCGCCGCCGGCGGGATAGAAGCCTTTCGCCTCCAGGGCGTCGGAGAGCGCGTGGATGCGCGCGGTCAGCAAATTGATCTCGTCGAGCTGGTCCTTGTACTGCAACGCGTCCGGCACCGGCACGAGTGAACCGCGTTGAAGCGTGCCGTAGGCCGGCTTCGGACACGGGAAGTAATTCTGCAGCTCGAGGTGCGGGTCGCCCTCGTCAAGGATGTCCTCACAACCGTGCGAAACCCAGATCACCTTGTTCTCGTTCTTGACCCAGATCTCCCAGAACGCAGCCCTCTCGCGGTTATCCGCGCCGCCGACCTCGCGGCCTTCCTTGTCTACCTTGTAGTCGGCCTGCTGATACATATCGCCAGAGTGCTTACGAAATCGCTTGCGCGCCTCGGAGCGCGTCAAATAGCTGGCGGCCGCGACCCAGGTCACTTCCCTCCAGTTGGCGCTCAGTGAGTGAAGAAAGTCGCGCCGGCCTTTGAAGTCGATCTCGACGCGCTCGGCGCCGAAGCGGCCCTCGCGCTTGCTGACGTAGCGGCACCAGGGCACGCCGCGGCCTGTCAGGGCCAAGTCATCGCGCACCAACAGCATCAGGTCGTTGATCCGCGTCAGGTCGAACGCGACGTTGCAGCAGCGTTCCATCAGCTCGCTGGCCTGCTGATAGACCGGCCTTCTATCCTTGAATTTTGGCACCACGACCGGCACCGGCGCGGAAGCGTAAATGCTCGGCTTGATGACTTCACAGTTGGCCCAGAACATCGCGAACTCGCGGTCGCGCACCATCTTGTTGCTGTTGGTGGTGGCGAGGCGATCGAGCGATGCGTACAGCTTGTCGATGCGATCACAGTGATCGTTCCAGGCCTCGAACGCCTCTTCAGCTTCAATAAGCCGGTTGAGCCACGCCTTGCTCTTCTTCGGCGGCTGCACCGCGGGGTCGAACTCCAGATCGTCGTGCCTGATGTCCTCGCTGTCGGCTAGGGGATTGTCAGCCATCGCGCCTATCCTCCAGCATCAACCTGAGCATCTCCGCGTCATCGCTATCCGCCTTGATCGCCTTCATGGCCGACAGCTCCGCGTCCTCGGCCTCCTCGACCATCTTCTGCAGCAGCGTCGACGCGTTGCGCGCGCATGCCGCCAGCTTGGTGTGGCCGAACTGGTCGATGTACTTGGCGTACATCGCCAGCTCGGATGCGGTCCGGTGCGCTAGATCGAGATCGGCCTTGGTCATGAACGCTTACTCCGCTCGTCGTATCCGCGCATCAGCGCATTGGCGAACCACACCTGCATCAATCCCTCATCGCCTCCGTGCATCTTGACGAAGGCCTTGGCCCAATCGCGCGCGTCGAACGACGGCAGCGGCCAGTCGGCGCGATCCTCCGGCTTGGTGTTGACGTTCGCGCGCTCGAACTCGGCATGGTCGCCGTTGTGTATGATCATAGGATGATCCCCCTGCGTGGCCGCTCGTTCGGCGGCGGGATCTGCCAGCCGCGCACGATCGGCGCCTTGACGACCTTGCGCGGCGCCGGCCGCCAGCCCTGCGCTAGGTAGCGGAAGGCGTCGGCCGGATTGGATGACCAGTCGTGCAATGGCGTGGGCTTGAAGCACTTGCGCTCGTCGTCCCACTCGCGTCGGTACTGTTCGAGGGCGCTGATGCCGCCGTCCTCGCATCGGGGATGGAATACGCATAATGGCAAGGTTCGACGCACCGCATTGATCCCGTCGTCGAGCGACGCCAATGGCACGAGAATAGGCCGGAGGCCCAGATGCGACATGGTTTCAACACGCGTTCTTCCACTGCCCCACTCCTTCACCTTGGCGTCGTGCGGCACATAGGCAGAGCCGCGGCGCCAGCCGTAGTCGCGCTCGCGCTGCTCGATCTGTTCGAGGTAGTGCTCGAGGCCCTGGCCGCTCGCCGCGTAGTGATCGAGCAGGACGAGCTGCGCGCCCTGCGCCTGAAACCACCAGATGCTGGTGTCGTCGCCGACGCCGAGATCCCAGGCCGTATGTACGTATTGGTCAGGCAGCGCCTCGCACTCGACGATGCGGCCTTCGCTTCTAACGTCGTGCATCTCGCGGCCGTAGAACGTGCCGAGCAACGCGGCGTTGAAGCTGCAGTACAGCTCCTGCTCTATCATGCTGTTGCCGGCGTCGACGCCGTACAGGCTCGCGTATTCCGCTATGGTTTCGGCAATAGCTTCTGGTGAGAGAGCATTGGTGTCGTCGATGGTGAGGATCTCGCTGAACCATCCTCGGGTGCGAGACGCATGCTGATAAAGGGAGAGAAGATGATTGCGTCCTCGGGGAGTAGAGAGCCAGAGCGCCCAGCCGCCGTTCTCTTCCAGTATGGGCCGGTAGTAGCCCCAGGCGCTGGGGTTCGCGAGCGCCCACTCTGAAAAGACGATGCCCGCGGTAGAGCTGCCGATGCCGCCACCGCTCGTGACGCTGTCGGAACCAACGACTTGCCATGTTGAACCGTTAGCTGACGTGATGTGCATGTCGTGTTCGCGTCGGGCGCTGAAGATCTCCTGTGGAAAAGCCTCATCGATGCGTCGTCTTCCTGTATGCGGGTTGACCGCGTCCCACACGGCTTTGCGGGCCGATGTGAACTGCGGCATCATGTACCAGTAGTTCGCGGGGCGTTCGAGCATCGCGACCGCGCAGGCGTGCATCGCGACCTCGTCCTTGCCGGCGCGTCGATGCCACACCGCGACGGCGCGCTTGCCACCACGCATCAGGTATTGCCACAGCCGATCCTGATGCGGCCGCGGCTTCCAGTCGCGTGACGGCACGGCGATCTCGGCGCCATCAAGCATCGTCGCTTTCCTCATCAAGCACGTAGTAGCCTAACCCGTCGCACTCGGGGCACACACTTCGCCACTTGCCGTCGAGACACATCTCGCATCGGTGACGCTGCACGATCGTGGCGCGCGTCGTATCCAACTCGATATCACGCTCACACATCGGCGTTGTCCTTCACCACGATGTCGAGCGGCTCGAACGGCAGCGGCGGCGCGATGCCGATGATACGGCACGCGTCGACGACGCACGCCTCTGGCCCGTAGCCGTGCGCTTCAAGCTGCTGCAGCGATCGCTGTAGTCGATCGAACATAGCGGGCGTCACGACCACGCGCTTCATGGCTCGTCATCCTTCAGCATCTTGCGGATCACGATGCGCAATTCGCCGTCGACCTTCGCATCATGCGGTTGATTTGGTTTGCCCCAGCCGCGATCGAGCAGCGCGATCGCCGCGGTCGCTCGCGCCGCGTCGCTCTCGCTGTTTTCGCAAATGCCGCCGAGCGTCTGCACGGCGCGTTCGGTGTAGGATCTCGCCAGCGATTTGAGATCCAGCGGCGTTTTCTTTTTGGGTGTTGGATTAGGCACTTACTTCAGGGACGCCCCCCGCCTCCAGTTTCACCAGCCGCTCAACGATTTGCTTCAGCTTGGCGTCGATCTCGGCCTGCAGTGCATTGATCTCGTCGTCGATCGCTTCGATCAGATGGCGCAGCTCGGCCTCGGCCGCGGCATTGGCGCGCCGCTCGGCCGCATCGATCAACGGGATGATCTTGCCTTGAGACATGCGGCCCCCGAAACGCCAACAGGCGCGTATGGCGGACCATACGCGCCTGCTGCTGGAACTGTCCAGATCTAGCGGGTGCTGCGCTTTGGCACCACAGGCCTTAGCCGGTGGGCGATCATGCAGTTGAGCAGCAGCACGGTCGCGGTCGGTATCTCGCGCTGGCCCCTCAGATAGCGCCGCATGGTACGATCGGCGACACCGAGGAAGCGCGCCGCGGCCGCCGGTTTCATCTGCAGGATGCCGATCGCCTTGGCCAGTTCCAGAGGCGTGAAGTCGCGTTCGTGCTGCCAGCTCATGTGTGTGGTTCCCTTTCAAAACGCCGGATGCGTTTGATTTTCCAATGTGGCCGATGGACCGTAAAAGGCCAATCACGAATATGTGACCATTGGACCGTAAACCCGCTTGACGGAAACGGACCAATGGTCCATAACACCCCTGCGGCCCACACAACACCACGGAGACACCAGATGAAGATCACCTACACCTCGATCGACGGCGTTCGTAAGACCCGCTCTTTCAAGACCCTGCGCACCGCCCGCAACTTCGCCCACGACTGCGTCGGCCCGCAGGACATCGAAGGCGGCCATTACGCTGTCAGCTTCGACGGTATCGGCAAGATCACTTGGTCTGGCGTCACCCGTGCCGAGCTGTTCTCCCACGTCCCGGAAGGCATGATCAAGCTCAACCCGGTCACCACCTTCTACAGCCGCGGCAACGACCTGTATTGCCGTCAGGAAGGCTACACCTTCGACCACGATAACCAGCTGTTCGGCCGCGTCGTCGAGGTGATGGACAACGTGACCGGCGATCACCCGGACGGCTGGCGCCTGCGCCACCTCGACGGCGACTGCCGCGGCCTGTTCGACGAGGACAGCCGCTTCGCCACCCGCGACGCCGCGCTGGCCTCCGCCAAGCAGGCGATGCTGGATTACCTCGCCTACCTCAACCACGCCGAGGGTGATTACTGAATTGACAATTACCCATTGACAGCGGACCAATGGTCCGCTACATCCTGACCACTGACCAACCACACAACGGAGCCACCCATGACCAATCTCACCACCCTGATCGACCAGTACGCCGCCCTCAAGTCCGAGCTGGGCAAGCTGGAGGCCCAGAAGAAGGCGCTGGAGGCCGCGCTGGCCGACCTGCCGAAGGGCGCCTACGAGAGCGACAACTACCGCCTGACCATCTCGGTGGTCGAAGGCACCAAGCACGACGACGTCCTCGGCGCCGAGGTCAAGGCGGTCGTCAAGCAGGCCGAGGCGGACTACCTCGCTACCTTGTCCCGCCAGTACGTCACGGCGCACACGGTCGAAACCTCGGTCCGCCGGCACTTGGTCGGCCTGCCCACAGGCAAGAACCTCGCCGCGTAAGCGGCGAGCCACCCCTCACCCCATCCTGAACCCAACGGAGATCACCATGACCATCCGCACCCTGACATCAGAAGAAGCCACCGCCCTGCATGCCTTCGCCGCCAAGTTCGGCCGCACCTGGAAGGCCAAGCTGGCCGGAACCTACTGGGCCAACGCCCGCGTCTGGAACGGCCACGCCTGCCTGCATGGCCTGCGCAACGACCCGGCCTGGGGCCACGAAGGCCTGCAGGCCTACCAGCTGCCCAAGGTCACCCCGCTGGCAGCCGCCACCACCTGCAAGCTGGCTGAGGCCGACGACAAGGCCAAGGCGATCGAGAAGGCGCTACACGCCCGCTTTCCCGGCCTCAAGGACAAGCTGATCGTCATCTGACCCCCTGACCCCCACCCCGCCGGAGCCAACGCGCCGGCGGGCCTCCTGCCCCACCTACAACCACCCTCTAGGAGCCAACCATGTCTTGGAAACCCGAAGTCATCGCCGACCGCTCCGGCAAGTGGACCGGCAACGCCTGTCGCTTTGCCACCCGTGAGGAAGCCGACGCCTACGTCACCGACCTGATGATGCGCTGGACCGCGGTGTCGGGCTGGCGATCGGTCGAAAGCGACGACCCCGTCAACTACACCTGGGTCGACGGCCGGGCCAAGCCGATCGCCTAACCCTTCCGCTGCCGCAGGTAGGCCTCAAAGGCCTCCTGCGGACTAGGCCCGTAATCGTCGCCCTCGTCGACCACGTAGAAGTTCCGCTCCCGCTTCGGGCACTCCTCAGACAACATCACGCCGCCGCGCCGCGCCGAGGCGTCAGAGGCGCCGAAAACCTCCACCTCATGACCGCATCTGGAGCAGGTCACCACCAGCCCCATGACGGTCCCGTGATCGCCCTCCAATTCCACCTCTTCAGCACTCGCCTCAACCCGCATCATCGCCTCCTTTTGCCTTGAGTTGCCCACGACAGGGGGGTCCGCGCTACCGTGGCATGTAAACTGTATATAGTATCATACTACCTATGTATGTATTTACTCCCTTAAGTGTATTAAGTTATGGGCACTCGTGGGCAGTTTAGGCGTAAGCCGCTGATTAAACCGTTCTTTTAGGCTGCCCATGACACCTGCCCACGACCTGCCCATGGCCCACGACATCACCTCAAACCGATGATTTGAGCCCCCAGGCCGGTGGTTTGTTCCAGTGCCTCGATGAGTTTTCGGCTATGGTCGACCCTTGTCCTGGCCTCCTCCTCTGTCGTGGGCACCGGGACGTGGGCACCCCGCCAACCCATGATCCAGTGCCTGCCGGCCTGTGGTGTCAGGCGGTACTCTCCGACCCGTTTTGCGGCTGCTCGGATCTTCCTTTTGACCTGCGTTTCGGCGCCTTCACCGACGTAGTCCAACTCGGCCAGAATGGCCGCCTTCAGCAGCTCGCCGGTGAACAGGCCGTGCGGCCCGATAGTCCGCCGGATCTTGTCAAAGGCCTCATCGATCTCGCTCCGCGCCAGCTCCTGCATCAACGTCTTGGTCGCCGTCGGCATCGGCGTGTAGGCGTCGAAGCGCGTCAGGTTCCGCGCCTCCAACCAGCGCGCCACCTCGGCGATGTTGCCGGGCTGGTTCATCCACGCCTGCAGCTCGATCGCCATCGCTGGCGTCATCTTGGCGCCGTTGCGCAGCACGGTGGCGCGACGATCGTCCGGCGGCAGTTGGATGGCGTCGAAGTTATTGGAGAAGATCAGGTAGGAAGCGAAGGCCAGCGCCCTGAAGGCAGGCAGCCCCTTGACGGTGAACGTGCGCTCGACCGGGCGCGGGTCGACCGTCTCCTTGAGCCGTTCATAGGTCGCCCGGCGATCGGCCCAGCGCCCGCTCTCGGCGGTGTCCTTGGCCTCGCTGACCGTCACCAGCACCGAATAGGCCGCCCAGTCGGTGTAGGCGGCCTGCGCGGACTTGCCTGAGAAGATATCGAAGTCGATGGTGCGGACGTAGGCGCCATTGAACAGCCGCTCCAGCACGTCGCGCAGCATGCCGCGGCCGGCGCCATAGACCGGCCCGTTCTCGTTGGCGGCGACCATGATCACGGCCACGCCGGGGATACCGGGGTTGCGAAACTTGTGCGCCAGCCAGTCGCAGAACCACTCCCGTTCGGTCTGGTCCGGCAGCAGGTGCGCCATGAAAGCGTGCCAGACGCCGATGTCCCCCAGGCCAGCGTGCCGCGGCCGCCGGTAGGTGTTCTTGAACGTGGCACCTTCCTCGACATAGGTCGGGAACGGCCGGTCCGGCCGCATCCGCACGCCGGCGATGCTCTGGCGTGCGGCGTTCAGCTCCCAACCCGATGTGGCGTAGGCATTGTCCTTGCCGCCGCGCGGCCCGATCGTGGTGACGTACCACGATCGGAACTCGAACTGGAACGCGATCCGCCGGGTCTGGCACTCGTCGCCGGGCTTGTACAGTTCGACCACGCGATCGGTGTATTCGCAGTAGCCCCGCGTCGCCAGCAGCCACGCCACCTTGTCGCCCATCGACGCCTTGTCATCCGGCCGCGGAGGCGGGCCGTCCGTCGCCGGTGGCTCGGGCAGGATTGCCGCCATCTGTTCAGCAAACGCCTCGGGATCCGGCGCCGCGTATTGCTTCGGGTAGTGCGCCGCCTCGGCCTCGTAGTCGTACACCATGATGCAATCATGCAGCGGCGACCAGCCGACCTGACACTTTGACCGGTTCTGGTGCGGTTGCCCATCCCAAAAACTCGAGCTGCAGCGCATGCCCTCGACGAGGTCGTCATAGGCTAGCGGCTCGTCGCCGCCGAGGACGTCGAAGCGCGTCGTATCCTCGTCAATGTCGTAGACCCGCTGCACGCCCTCCGCGACGCCGAGCGGCGCCGCCTGCCGTACCCAGCCAGCCTCGGCCGCTAGCACGTCGAAGGCGTCGCAAATCGCGGCGGCCTGCGCTCTGGTGATCACCGGCAGGTGGTCGCGATCGATCTCGTGCAACGCGGGCACGGCCGGGTCCCAGTGATACTCGGCCGCCACGGTCCCGTCAGGGTTATAGCTATGCGGGCCATAGGCGCCGAACTGGCGCGAGCACTTGCCGCCTTTCAGCAGCCCGCCGCCGAACACCTCGACACAATGGCCGTCCTCACCATACTTGTGGCTGGCAAAACGACGGAAAGCCTCCTCGCGATCGTCCAGCAGGCAGAACAGCGCGCGCTTGTAGGGCCCCTTGCCGAACCTCGTCGGCGCCGCGGCGTGCACTTCAGGGGCGATGTCGGCGATCGCGCCCATCACCTGCTCGACAAGGACGTCGTTGATGTCGAGGTCGATCACCACCACCCTGTAAAGGCAGACCGCGGTGGTCTCGGCCTTCGGCCAGCGCAGCAGCCAGCGCGCCACATCCGCGCGCGGGCCTGTCAATTCGCGGGTGATGAAGTCAGGCGTATTCCAGCCTTTGACGGCGGGCACCTTGGCGATGTTGGGGATGACGGTGTAGCCGCGCGCCAGCAGTTGCAGGCGCAGCTCGGTCGGGTTATATGGCATGGGTGTCTGGTTCCTATGTCAAGGATGGGGACAAGATCGGGGTCGTGATGTCCTAGCATCGCGGCCCCTTCGTTTGTCAGCCACCCGACAGTAGCTTGTCAATATCCTCGACATTGTGGATCACGCGCACCTCTGCCCCTAGTGCCTCGTACTGCGCGATACGCTGGATCTGGTGTGGCGACAGCCGGCCGCCCACAGGCCGCTTGCACTCGCAGAACACCACGCGGCCCCCTGGCAGCACCACGACGCGATCGAAGAAGCCGCGGCGGCCGATCACCCGCGTCTTTTCGCAGATGCCGCCGGCGGCGCGCACGCGCCGCACCAGCTGCTCCTCGACGGTGTCCTCGCGCGACCCCTTCTTGACATTGACCATGATTTGGTCCCAGAATGCTGATTGACAATAATACATCGACACCGACACATACACCGACACGCAACCGACAGATACAGGAACACCATGAGCAAGCCAGACAGGCGCTCCCCCGAGGAGCGCGAGCAGGCCATACGCGACGAGCATCGGCAACGCCAAATCCAGCACAACAGCGAAGTCCTCACCCGCGGCGAGATCCTTGAGGCGCTCGATACGGTGCTGTTGATCGCCGACGACGACGAGCGCCGCATCCTCCTCCTGCTGCAGAAAGTGTTCGCATGACCTCGCATTCCGTGATCGTCGGCGGCAGCAACGCTGCCCGCTTGCTTAATTGCCCAGGCTCCTACGCCGCCATCCTCGCACTTCCACCCAGCACAGATGTCCCCTCCGAGTTCGCCGAGGAGGGCACGTTCGGGCATGAGGTGATGGCCGCCGCCATGCGCGGCGCCGCCGGCCCCAACAGCGGCATCCTGCAGGGCCTGATCGGCGTCAAGGTTTACGATCGCGTGCTGACGCAGGCGCATGTCGACGAGATGCTGCAGCCCGCGCTCGACGCCCTCAACACGCTGCTGGCCGAGTATGGCTTCGCTTACGACGCCACCAACTGGCCGCACGAGAACGTCGAAGTCGAGCTGCGCGTCGCCTTCCCTGGCATCCCCGGCGCCTTCGGCACCTGCGACCTGATCATACGCTGCGGCGACACTGTATTCGTGGTCGACTGGAAGTTCGGCTCCGGCGTCCCGGTCCGCGCCGTCTACGACCACGGCGACAGCGAAACTGTCAACCCGCAGCTGATGTTTTACATCACCTCGGCGCTGCACTCGGCGAAGTGGTTGTTCAAGGGCGCCAGGAAGTTGGTGGTCGCCATCATCCAGCCGCGCACCGACACGCCGCTCACCCACACCGTGGTGACCCGTCGCGATATCAAGTGGTTCACCGAGGATCTGCAGGAGGCCGTGGTCAAGGCGACCAACCGCAATCCCCCGCGCAGCAAAGGGGAATGGTGCCGCTTCGCGCCGTGCAAGATCAACTGCCCGCTCTGGACCGACGCCATCCTCGACCTGACCGCGATCGGCAGCCCGCCGACGCGCATTGCGCCTGCCTCCACGCCGCAGCCTTACGGGGAATACCTCGCCAGGGCTAAGGCGCTGGTCGACGTGTTCGCGATGTTCAAGAAGGAAGTCGACGACCAGCTGCACAGCTTCTTGGAGGACGGCGGCAAGGTGCCGGGCTGGCGGCTCAAGGCGAAGGCCAAGCAGCGGCAGTGGGTCGACGAGGACACCGTCGATCTGGAGCTGCGCAGGCTGGGGTTCGAGGACGACGAGATCTGGCGCAGCGAGTTGGTGACCTTCAAGGCGGCCGATGCCACCGCCAAACGCCGCGGCGTCAAGATCCCCGACGAGCTGCGGGTGGCGCCGCCCACCAACGAAACCACCGTTGCGCCGACAGATGATCCCGCGCCGGTGATCGAGCGCGGCGACGTGGTCGAGGCGTTCCGCGAGAGCCTCAAGCTGCTGACCAACAAATGAAACGGCGACGCGCCCGGCCGACCACGGGGCGCAGCATAGGAATATCATCATGTCCAATGTAACGACCACGAACCCGGCGGGGCTGCCCGCCACCATGCTGGAGCAGATCGCCAAGGGCATCGCCGAGAACCGCGCACCTACTTCCGTGGCCGGCGGCGGCAAGCCGCTGCTCAGGCTATTGAGAGACGGCATCTGGGTGTTCGGCCAGGAAAACATCGAGGTGCAGGAGGGCAGCCACTGGGCGGTCAACCCCATGATGCTCGTGCACGGCTGGGTGTGCTGGATCGACGGCGGCCCCAACGCCAAGAACGAGCTGGCCGGCGAGGTGATGGGCCCGATGTGGGAACCGCGCGTGCCCAGGCCCGCCGCGATCGAGGCCACGCCGTTCAAGGAACAGTACGGCTGCGACCTGAAGTGCCTGACCGGCGACGACGTCGGCGCCGAGGTCACATTCAAGACCCCTAGCGATGGCGGGATCCGCGCCATGGTCAAGCTGCGCGACGAGATCCAGCGCCACCTGATCAATGGCGGGGCGGCCTACCCCTGCCCGGTGGTCGAGCTGCTGGAGGAGAGCTACCAGCACTCGAAATGGGGCAAGATCTACAAGCCGATCCTCAGCATCGTCGGCTGGTGCGACATGAATGGCCAGATGGCGGGCGCGGCCGCCGCGCAGGTCGAGCCGCCCGCGGCCGCCCCTGCCCCCGCGCCTGAACCCGCCAAGCCCCAACGCCAGCGCCGCGCGCCGGTGGCGCCGACGACCCTTGGCGTGCAGGCCGGGACCGGGGACGGCTTCGTGCCGACGCACCCACCGCGCGAGGAACCGCTGCCGACGCAGCAGGTCCACACCGGCCAGCGCCGGCGTCCTGCGGCCCGCTAGAGCGACGAAAATAGGCGGGCGCTAATTCCGTCGGTTTAGCGCCCGCCCTCACCAGGGGGCCTGCTATGCTGATGAAAACGCCGTTCATGCCCGATCCAGACAGGCTGCCGGGCAGCGGGTTCCAAATCGACGATATCGGCTTCCTTGACTTCGAAACAAAAGGCGCGGCCGACATCCAGGCCGCCGGCGCCACGCGCTACGCGGTCGAGGCGAACGCGATCATCCTGGCCTACGCGATCGGCGAGCACCCGGTCCACACCGCGGCGATCAGGAACTTCGATCGACCGCTGGCGTGGTCGGACATGCCAGACAAGTTTCGCGCGCACCATGAGCGGGTCCTGAAGGGCGAGGCGGTCTGGGCGGCGTGGAACGCCGGCTTCGACCGCGCGGTCTGGAACTACTCGACACTCGGCTTCCCCGAGCTGCGGCCCGAGCACATCATCGACGTGATGGCGCAGGCCTCGGCCGCCGGTCTGCCGCCGGATCTGGACAAGGCGGCGAAGTTTTCAGGCTCGACCCCAAAGAACAAAATCGGTGCCGGCCTGATCAAGCTGTTTTGCCTGCCCGGTTCTACCGCGACACCGCAGTCGAACCCGGAGGAGTGGAAACAGTTCTGTGGCTATGCCGGCGACGACATCGCGGCGATGCGCGCGATCTACAAATGTACGCTGCAGCTACCTTTGGCGGAGTGGCGCGAATACTGGGCGGTGGAGCAAATCAACGATCGCGGCGTCTGTGTCGACTTGACCGTGGCCGAGCGCGCCGCTTCCCTGGCCGCGATCGACCGCAGACTGTCGGCGCTGGAGCTGAACCGCCTGACCGCTGGCGCCGTAACATCCGTCACGCAGCCCGCAAGGATCGCGAGATGGGTACACGATCGCGTCGGCGCCGAGGGCCGTGACATCCTGACCAAGTCGGAGGAGGAGGTCGACGACGACGGCAATGTCGTCAAGCCGCCGAAGTTTTCGCTGACCCGCCGGCGCGTCGAGCGGCTGATCGCCTACTGCAACAAGGTGAGCGAGACGCAATCCCCTCAGGGTCAGATGGCGATCGACGACACCTGCCGCGTGCTGGAGATAAGGATGTACGGAGGCTCGTCGACGCCGGCGAAGTTTTCCAAGATCATCGCCCAGCATGTTGACGGCGTCTTGTACGGCCAGTACGTGTTCAACGGCGCAGGGCAAACCGGGCGCGCATCCTCGCGCGGCGTGCAGGTCCACAATCTGGCGCGCGACGCCTTGAAGCACGAGCCCGATTTGCTCGACGCGCTCGGCCGCGGCGCGGACTACGATCAATTCGCCGGCGTTGGCATCGACGACCCCACGCCAGTGTCGCGCAAGCTGAGCCTGTTGATCCGGCCGACATTCATCCCCCGCGGCGACCGCGTGTTCGTTTGGTCGGACTGGTCGCAGATCGAGGCGCGCGTGCTGCCGTGGCTGTGCGATCACTATGCCGGCGCCAAGTCGCGCCTGCAGATCTTCCGCGATGTTGACGCGGATCCGAGCCTGCCGGATCTCTACACCCGCACGGCTGCGCAGCTATCCGGCATCGCGATCGAGATGGTTACCAAGCCAGTCCGACAGCGCGGCAAGGTCGCCGAACTGGCGCTGGGCTATTGCGGTGGCGTCGGCGCGCTGCAGAACATGGCGGCAGGCTACGGCCTTCACTTCAGTGACGGCGAGGCGCGCAAGATCGTGGATGCTTGGCGACAAGCCAACCCCTGGGCGGTCAACTACTCCAGGGATCTCTGGGACGCCATGCTGGGGGCGCGGGCCAGTCCTGGCAGGGAATACAAGGCCGGCCGCGTCACCTTCGTATTCGTGACGAACTACCTCGGCGGCACGCTGCTGTGTCAATTGCCTTCCGGCAGATATCTGACTTACCGCGCATTGCGCCGCGAGCTGGTCGACGTCAAGGACGACGACGGCAATGTCATCGATCGCCAGATGGAGATGACGTTCGCGCGCGGCTACGGCCGGCAGAAGCTGTGGCCGGGCATGTTCTCCGAGAACGTCACGCAGGCGGTCGCCGCCGACTTCCTGCGCGGCACCTTGGTTCGGCTTGAGAACGCCGGGTTGTGCACACGGCTCCAGACCCACGATGAAATCATTCTGGAAGCCGCAGAACACGAAGCGCGCGAGGTTGGGTTTCGGCTGCGTAGCATCATGCGAGAAGGTTTTGACTGGAGCACCGGCCTGCCGCTGATGTCAGAGGAAACGCTGGGTTACTACTACACAAAGCACTCGGAGAGCACATGGGAGTTGTGACGCACGGACTGACTGACACGCCGATCTATAACAGCTGGCGTGGCATGGTTGATCGCTGCACGAACCAGAACCATGTCAGGTATCACCGCTACGGTGGGCGCGGCATCACCATATGCCGCGACTGGCACAGCTTCTCACTGTTCTACCGCGATATGGGACCGAGCTGGCGGCCGGGGCTGACGCTTGAACGCGTCGACAATGCGCGCGGCTACGAACCCGGCAATTGCGAATGGCGCACGCGCAAGGCGCAGGCGCTGAACACCTGCCGCACGCATCTGATCGACACACCGTGGGGTCGCATGCCGCTCGGAGAAGCCGCAGAGCGAAGTGGCATCAATCGCACGACGATCTATTCACGCGTCAAGGCTGGGACAGATCCGTTCCGAGCCAAGCACGAAGGGAGCCACGGGCTATGAGCGAACCAAAGCGGGTAAGACCGGAGATCGTCGCGCATTGCGAACGCTGCGAGGGGCGCTGGCTGGTGCCCGGCGATCGCAACCCGGACACGCTGGAGGGTGTGTGCGGAGAGTGCCAACCAGACAGCGATGTTGAGCGACCGCTGACATTCTCGCGCGAGCTGCTGTCGCCAGTGTTTGTGGCGGGCATGACTGAACTGCCGAACGATTGGCTGGTGCCGGGCTCGGTGGCACCGTCGGACAAGCACAAGGACGAAGAACCGCACACGAAGGAAACGATCGCGGCCTACATGGAGCGATGGTTCCTGCAGCGCTACGAAAATCCCGTCGAGAGTTGCCCGCACGACGACGGCGAGTTCGTCTACATCTGGGGCGGCCCCTACGACGCCCGCGAGGAGCTGGACGCCGCGTTCGGGCACTTGTTCGCCGAGGACCTGATCGAGGAGGTGGCCACGCGGCTGGAGGATGAACACGAGGTCTATGACTGGAGCGGCGTTCCGGTGGAAGAGCGCGACGACGAACCTGCCGAGCTGACGGACGAAGAGGCCGACGCGATCGAAGAGCTTGAGGACCCCAGAGGCCACTATGAGAAGTAAAGCCGACATGAGAGGCTACCAAGACCGCCTTGCCACCCATCTCTATGAGCACGATGCCGCGCTGTGCGTGGTGCGTCCTGGCGGCGGCAAGACCGTCACGGCCCTGACTGCGATCGAAGAGCTGATCCGCGACAAGGTGATCAGGCACGCGCTGGTGATCGCGCCGAGGCGTGTCGCGCACGATGTCTGGCCGGATGAACTTGAGAACTGGAAGCACACCACCAAGCTGCGCTATACGGTGCTGGACGGCTCGCCGCTGCATCGTGAGATCGCCCTGACCGAGGCCTCGCTGTTGACGCGGGACATCACCATCGTCGGGCTGGACGTCGCGCAGTGGCTGGTCGAGGTGCTGGCGCATCACAAGTCGGACAGCCGGATTTTCGACCTGCTTGTCATCGACGAGATCTCCAGGCTGCGCAACCCGAAAGGCGAGCGCGCCAAGGTGTTGGCGAAGATGGCGGCGCGCTGGCGGATGATCTGGGGCCTGTCCGGCACACTGCGCCCCTCCGGGCCCGAGGACCTGTTCATGCCAGCCCGCGTCGTCACCAAAGGCAAGCTATGGGGCCGCAGCTTCTATCAGTGGCGCAAGGACCGGTTTTATCCTCTCGACTACGAGCAGCGCCGCTGGGCGCCCCTACCGGGGAAAGAGGACGAGATCAACGCGCAGATCGCGCCTTACGTCGCGACCGTGGCGGAGGGCGAGCTGATCCAGCCCGAGCCGATCGTCGTGCTCGACAAGGTTCAGCTGCCGCCGGGCGCGCGGCGCCAGTACGACAGCATGGAGCGCAGGCTGCTGACCGGCGCGGGCGAGGCTGTCATCGTAGCCGCTAACGCGGCGGTCGCGACAGGGAAGCTGGCGCAGATGGCCAACGGCTTCGTTTACGATACCGAGGGCGGCGGCAGGGCACTCCGCATTCACAGCAGCAAGCTAGAATGGCTGGAGGATATCAGGGAGAACGCCACCGGGCCGACGATCCTGGTTTACGAGTATCAGGAGGATCTGGCGATGCTTCGCGAGGTGTTCGGCGCTAGCCTGCCCTATCTCGGCGCCGGGATCTCGGACCTGACGGCTTCGAACCGCATCACCCTCTGGAACCACGGCAAGCTGCCGTTCATGGGGCTGCACCCCGCCCACGGCGGCCACGGCCTCAACCTGCAGCACGGCGGCGCGGACATGGCCTTCGTGGGCCCGATCTGGTCGCCGGAGTATTGGGAGCAGACCATCGCCAGGATCAACCGCTCAGGGCAGAAGCGTCAGGTGATCGTGCGCGTCTGCGTCGCGACGCAGACGGTGGACGAGCTGAAGCTGTCGCGGGTGTACGGCAAGATGAGCGCGCAGGAGGCGTTCGAAGCCTACCTGCGCGCGAGGCAGACGCGAAACAAGGCTGCCTAAGACTTCACACTGTTGTAGGCCTTGCGGACGTGCTTGCTGCAGTAGGGCCTGCCGAGCACGGCCGGGCCGCCGCAGTAGCGGAACGGCGGCAGCGCGTGCATCTCGCCCAGCGGCCATTTGCAGTCGCCGTCGCGGGTCTGGTAGATGTCAAGCCCTTCGGGGCTTTCGAACGCCCGCTCCGCCTCGACCGGCGGGATCGGCGCGTCGATCTTCGTTTTCATCCGCTTGATCCTCCGCCGTTCTATGATCGCGCGCGGGATATTATCACGCGTCGCCAGCCCCAGCCGTCGCGCCTTGCCGATACAGGCGTTGCGTGTCAGGGCGATGTCGAACCGGGTCGACATGGCAGACGCAATCTCGACGAACGTCATCGGCGGCTTGGCGCCGTGCAACTCGATGAACACTTTGGTCATCTCGGACGTCCACTCGTGGGCGGTCATTCAACCGCCCCCGTCATCAGGTACCAATGTGGGCCGTAGACCGTGCGCTCGCCGCAGGCCTCGCACTTGTAGCGTTCGGCGTCCGGCTCGCAGCCATGCTGCTCGTTGCCGCAGGCCGTGCATAGGCCGGCCATGTCCTCGTCAAGCAGCACGTACTGCTCCAGCGAGATCCTACGGAGACGGGTTTTCATGCTTGCCACCGTTGATGAACTTCTTGTGAGCGTCGAGCACCTCGCCGCCAAATACCTTGAGGCGGCCCTTGAAGTCCTCGATCGCCTTGTCGTGCTCCGCGACCATGGCGCGGATGCCGTCGGCCAGCACCTTGGCCTTCTCCTGCAGGTTGGCGGCTTCGTTGGCCAGATCGTCGCCGGTGCGCAGCAGCACGTCGGCGATCTTCTCGCCCAGCCGGGCGAAGTCGTAGTTCGGGGCGTCAGGTTCGTCGCTCATTTGCACCTCCAGCTCTTTCCGTTGCGGGTAGCCACCTTGCGCATGTGGTGACGTGCGCAGATGTCGGTCTTGTAGTTGGCCCGGCGCGCGAACTTGCGCAGGTCGTCCATGTTGAGATCCGGCGGCTCCTCGGCCTTCGGCCGCGGCGCGGGCAGGATAGGCCTCTCGATAACCCGCGGCACGGGCGCGGCGCGGTAGGCGCGCAGCAACGCGGCGGCCTTTTCCTCGTATGACGGCTCGGCCGGCTGCAGCTCCATCGGCGGCGGCGCCAGCTGGATCGACGGCACCAGCTGGTCGTCGCCACGCGCGGGTTTGACCGCCATGATCACGGCGCCGAGCAGGATCAGCGCCAGCCCGGTCGTTATCGGGTGTTTGATCTGGCTCATCTATGCCTCGACGCCGGCATGACCGCCTTGGTCTTGCCATCCATGTAGCGGTAGATCCGATCGATGGTGGTCAGGCGCGGGATTTTGCCGGCCTCGACCCGCGGGATGAAATGCCCGTCGCCGGCGGCTTCCTTGCCGAAGCGGGTGCGATCGATGCCGACACGCGTGCGGAATAGCTCAATGTCGGCCAGCAGCTTGGCTGCAGTAGGATGTAGCTTCTTCATTTCAGATGCTTCCATGTTATGCCGCGACGAATAGCACTCACAGTGGTGCGGGCGACGCCGTACTCTGCTGCTATCGCCGCTTGCGTGGCTGTAGACCGTCGGATGTTTCTGACCTCGTTTTCTGTCAGTTTCGCCTCGGGATGGTCCGCGCCTTTGGCAGGGTTCAGCCGCTGTCTGCCTTTAGCAATCATATCCGCCATGTTTTCCCTGTGCGTCCCAAGGAAAAGGTGCGCCGGGTTCACGCACAGCGGAACGTCACAGATGTGCAAGACGTCCATGCCGTTCGGCACATCACCAATGAACTCCTGATACGCCGCGCGGTGCGCCAGCAAATGACGAGTGTCGCGATCTGGTCCGGCGTATACCCTGCCGTAGCCGCTCGCCTGATTACCGTTCCACAGCCAGCACCCGGTTGGAACCGGCGTAACACGGCGCATGAGACGAACCTTTAATGGGGTGCGATTAAGTTTCTTCATGATTGGTTTACTTAGCCTGTGGATTGCTTATTGTCAATCGTCCATTCCGTGCTACGGTGGCGGGGCAAATCACCGGAGCACTCCATGAACATCCCCAAGACCTACCTTTCCCTGCACGACGTTACCGGCTTGCAGGTCACCGCCGGAGCCGGGCCGGACCGGCCGCTGATCCTGACCATCGACGGCGCCCACGGCTGCATGAGCATCACGCTGTTCCTGCAGCCGCTGCTGACCGCCGATCAGGTCGACGCACTGGCGGCCGTGATGACCACGGCCATGCAGACAGTCAAGCCGCCCCTCACCCCGGAGGAGAAGGCCGCCTACGCCGCCGCGGACGGCTACTGGGACAGGCTGAAGCTGGATCTGGATCGCGGCCTGATCACCCCTCTGAAGATCGTTGCCGCCGACTGCGATGACGCGGGCGTCGTCCATGTCCGTCAAGAGAGTGAATTAGGCAAGCTGCAGGCAGGCGCGCCCTCACTGGTGGATGGCAAGCGATGACCGATCTGACCTACATCCTCGCCGCCACCATCACGGTCGCGATCCTGATCATGATTTACGCGGTCATCATCAGCGAGTGGAGGGCCGGATGAGCGACAATCCGTACGTCAGTTACGAGATGCGCTCGCTCTGGGAGTATGAACGCGGCAAGCTACGTCAAACCGCGCAGGAGGGCCGGGTGACCGACAGATATCCGCAGTACACGATCTGGAAGGACTTTCGCACCGGCGACTACGAGGTGGTGCGCTGGAACGACGGCCGCACGCCGGTGGTGCTGCAGGCCAACATCAAGACCCGCGCCAAGGCGACCGAGGCGCTGAAGATCTGGCAACAGAGGGAGGCCGAACGTGACACCAAAGGATAGGATTGAGCGCGACCTGCAAGCGCACTTCTCCGATCAGCTGCGCGACCTGATCCGCGACAGCTCCGACACCATGGAGCGGATCGACATCGAGCGCGGCAACATCGCGGCGTCGCTGATGACGGCGCTGATGCGTGAGGTCTGCGGCGCGGCGTGGTCGCTGCAGCTGCCGGAGGAGGTGTTTATGGACCTCTGCCAGATGTCCTACCGGCACTATTTGCCGGAGTACAGCAAGCTCGAGCAGGCGCTCGGCAAACGAAAACGCCCGGCTCAGGGGGCCAAGCCGGGCGTCTAGTCATCAATCTGGAATACCTACCACACAACGAGGGCCAGCATAGCCCCGCCACTAGGAGCCGTCCATGCTGTTCATCCTAAATTGGATCAAGACCTTACTCCGCCTGCACCGCCCAGTTCCGCCATCACCGCCGCCGCTGCCTGTGACCAGCCCGGTAATTCCGCCAATTAGCGGGCCAACTCCACCCCCGCCGCCGGAAGCCGGCGTGCGCAAGCGGATCTTCCACTTCGTGCGGCCGCATGTGCGCAGCGATGGCGTCGCGGTGAAGGCGCATTTCCGCGGCGAGCGCGAGTTCAATTGGGCGGGCTACAAGATCACGATCACGGTTCCTGGCCGCGACCACTTCATCGTCGACGAGTTCAATGTCGGCGCCAGCGACGAGTACTGGCTCGACAAGAACGCCAAGTACCTCACCATGCCGCAGGTCGGCAAGAAGCTGCGCGGCTGGATGGATCAGGGCGTGGGGGCGCGGCGATGAAAGTCGTATTGCTGAACGGCGGCATGCCTGACCATGTCGGCATGATCCCGCTATGGCTCGACGAGAGAGATCCGCGCCCCGCGCGCGAGCAGCTGGATGCGGCCTACCAACACGGCGGTGGCTGGCGGCCGTTCAAGGGGTTCAAGATGCTGCGCGACCACAGCATCAAGTATCCCGGCGATCCGGCGCTGAAGCCGCTCGCCCTGATGAAGCTGCGCGACGAGGTGATCGCCGTGTACCCGCACGCCTGGGTGATGATCCTGCAGAAGGACGGCAGCCACGAGATCTGCCGGATGGACTAGGCGTGGACGATGAAGCCAAAGGCGTGCCAACCGAGCAGAAAGAACAGGATCAGGATGATCAGGTCGCCGGCCGGTCCAGCCCAAGGATACGTAGCGCCGCCCCATCTCTGGCCGATGACGGAGATGATCCACAACAGCATCAATACCCAGAAGATAAGTCCTATCGACATGAGATCCTCCTATCGTCGCACCTCGCAGCGCGAGATCTGCACCAGCGTGCGCGCCTGCGCCTTGCAGGCGACCTCGGCATTGATGGCGTCGACCTCGCTGCGACTGTAGACCATGCCGCGGGTGCTGTCGGCGGCGATGGCGTCGATCACGGCGCGATCCTCCGTGGTGATGCACCCCGCCAGCGGAATGGCAATCAGAATGGCCTTCCACATTCCTGCCTCCTATCGTTGCTCCATCAGCTTGCGCACCTCGGCGCAGGTTTCTCTTACCGTGACGAACTTGCCGTCGACCATGTTGACCTGACACTTCACCGTGTCGGAGAAGTTCTTGTTGCCGGGCTCGGGGCTGCGCATGTTGGTGATCTTCTCGGCGTTGAGATCGATCGGCGTGCCAGCGCCGCTGTGGAGAATGATCATCACCAGTACCGGGATCATGACGACTTGCCGCCAGGTGTTGCCGGACGCATTCCCGTCGCCACTTCAAGCTCTGCCACCCGCGCGCGCAACGCCTTCAGTTCCTGCAGCAACACCGGGACGTACTTGCTGTAGTCCACGCCCCAGTACTCACCAATCTCGTCGCTGACTTTCTCCACATGCGTCACCGCCATCGGATAGACATCGATCGCCTGCTGCGCGAGCACGCCATAGCTGCGCTCCTTGGTGGACCGCCACGCAAAGTCATAGACGTTGGTGTTGTCAATGATGACACCCGCATCGAACGACTTGAGATCCTCCTTCAGCTCGGCGCTGGATGATGTGTTGTAGGAGGTCGCCGTCGTGGTGCCACCAATCGAGCCAACGGCGTTCGCCGTCGTGGCCTGTGTGAAGTAGGCGTAGAGATTGGACACCGCGGCCGTGGCGAGATAGATGATGCCGCGATCGACGCCTTTGACGGCAACAGGCCAGAGTGCCGTGGTTGCGTGTTCGGCACACAGGCCCGAACTGGCGAGCCATGGCGCGCTCCCGGAAACAGACGCCACACTGAAACTGCCGCTGACGGCACTCAGTACGCCAGTGTCGGTCAGGCTGGAGATCATGTTGCTCCCGGCGTTGTTCCACGTTTCCAGTACGCCAGCGTTGTTGCGGATATACTTGTTGTTCCCGGCTCCTCCGCTGTCTCTTATGTTGACAGAAAACGCGCCGCCCGTTGAACTGCTGCTAAACCCGCCAACACAACCGACGGGGCCGAAGTGCTGTGTAGCGCCGATAAAAGTCGCGCTCTGGTCCGCACGGAGAACAAAGGCCGGGATCGGTGCGCCCGACGTTCCGACGCGGAACCAGACCGCCCCGTTGGCATCGACACCAACACCGGCCCAGTTACCGCTCCCGCTATCGTAGTACTTGATGTTGGCATCCGCTGGCAGGACGCTGGCTGTGGCGAGCGTTCCGCCGAGGGTACCGAATTGATTGCCCTTGGCTGGGTTGATCAGTGCTCCCGTCATGGTGTCGCCGGTCACGTTGACGTAGGCGGCGTCGAGATCGGCGGTGCTGGGTATCAAGGTCCACGCGCCCCACGCCCCGCCGCCGCCTGTCCTTGACCTGACCCACTTTGGGCCGGGGATCGGGCTGCCGACACTGCGGACCTCCAGAACCATCGCCCCGATGTCTGCGCCGTAACAGACGCCCGCAAAGAAGTCCGTCCCGTTGGGCGCGCTGGTCGCGCCGGGGCTTGAGTGGAACGTGCCGTTGACGAACGGAAAGCTGTCGTAGTTGGTGACCGTCTGCCCGCTGATCTCGCCACTCAGGTTGATCATCGCCGTGCGCGCGTCACTTGCGGCCGTGCCACCGGCCACAATCGGGCGTGCGTTGTTCTGGTCGGCGGTGATGTCGGCCACGAACGTGTTGTAGCGCGCGCTCTCGACCGTGTAGTTCGGGATCCCGTTGGTGCCCGCGGGCGGGGCGTATTGCTGCAGTCCATCGCGCGGCATCAGGGTTGCTCCTCGTCCTTGGTGATGTAGATCCGCTGCGGCTGCCGACGCACCATCTCGACCGCCAGCGCATTGCGAACCGCGTCGTTGGTCGTCGGCGGCAGCCCGCCGCCGGGTCTGGTGCCAGATGTCATCACCCGCGCGTCGTAGAGCGGGTTGCTCTGGTGGATGACATCGTAGGCGTCCTGTATCGCCTTGCGCGCCATTCGCGTCGAACCGGCGCGCATCGCAAGACCAGTCAGCGGCCCCGCGGCACCGAGCGCCGCGGTGGTGGTTGGATCTGCACCGAGGTAGGAGCCAAGCCCGTAGCCAGTACCGGCCCCTCCTGCAGCTAACGTGATCGGGTTGATGGCGCCGCGCTGGCCTGCGCCGAGCCAGTCGCTGCCGGTACGCAAGCTGCGTTGCATCCAGCTCGGGTAGGCAATCCTATCCAACGCTGCTTTGCTGGCGTCGTCGAAACCCGCGAGCTTTGGCATCGCCCCCGGACGATCGGCCTTTTCTAGGTTCCTGACGCCGGACCAGACAGCATCCTCGTAGCTGACGCCGGAACGCGGGTTATGCGAGGCAAGCTCGGCGTCGTGCAGGATGTTGTCGTAGGTATGCCCGCGCCGGGCGGCGCCGTGTAGCCGCCGCGCGAGGTCGGCGAGTTCGCCAGCAGTGGCGGCCTCCGCTTCGGTACCAACTCGGACAGCGCCCAGAGGAGGGTTTGTGTAAAACTCATCGATGGTGCGCTTGACCTCGCGGCCCGCTGCGCGATCCGCTGCTCTCTCCGGGCCGTGCGGGATCTTGTTAATGCTTGCGCGAATAGCCTCAATCTCTGCCGGAGTGTTGCCGCCGCCGGGGATGGCGGTGGAGGCTCGCATCTGCTCGACAGCCCGTAGTGACGTCGGGATGTCGGATGGCGTGTAGGTGTTGAGCTTAGTATTGGCAAGTCGATCAGCTTCGGTGGCGAGGTACGGGTTTTCATAGAAGCCTCTGTTGGCGCGGAGCCTATCGTACACGAAGTCGCGCGCATCGTAAGTATCTCCCGTGGTCGGCGTCTTGGCCGCCGACACCCGCGGCCGCGGCCCAAGCGCGCCACCCAGCGCGCTGCCGAGCACGCCGCTGAAGGCGCCGCCGATCAGGGCATTCTCGACATAGTCCCGCGGGTTGCCGGTGTAGGTGTTGCCTGCGCCCCCCAGCGCGCCGGTGACGCCGCCAGCCACGCCGTAGCCCGCCATGCGCCCCAGCGCGCCGCCCCCGAGCTTGGTCGCCAGCGCCGCGCCGCCGAAGCCGGGCAGCGCCACGCCACCCGCCACGCCGCCAACCAACGAGGCGGTGGGGCTGCGCTTCTCGGCCGCTTCCGACATGCCGACCTGTTGGTTGACGCCCTCCTCATAGCTCGGCGCGCGGCCCACCGCGTACTCGCCAGCGCCCGCCAGCCGATCCATCTGGCCCAGCGTCACCGCGTTGGTGAAGGCGCGGATGGCGTCGCCCGCGGTCTCGTCCGCGCGGGTCAGGAACGGTCGCGTGTCCGGGCCCTTGGCGGGCGGCGGCGCGGCCACTACCAGCGGCGGGTTCAGGTCCTCCTGCCACATGCCCGGCGAATACGGCACCGGCGGCACGGCGGCCCCGAGCGGCTTGCCCGGCCCCGACTTCGGCATCTCCGGGGCCACTGGCGCGGTGAGATCCTCGTCCCAGACACCGGCCATTATCGCCTCCGCTGCTGCCGCAGCATTTCCTGCCGGATCAGTTCATCGGCCAGTCCCGGCGTGTGATAGGTCTCGTCGAAGTCGGACCGCGCCGCCTTGTGCTCGGGCGTGTCGCCGGTGAAGGTCATCAGCTTGTTGACGTGCCGCTGCGGCACGATGTCGGCCATGTTGGGCACGCCGAAGGTGCCGAACACGCTCCTGACCCGGTCCGGGTCGAAGTTCCCGGCGTAGTTATGCACCTCTTTCTGGTGCGCGATCGCGGTCTTGCGCATGATACTCTCGGCCGCGACCAGCGCCTCCTTGATGGTATCGATGTTCAGCTTCGGGTCCGCCGCCGTGGCCTTGTCCAATGCGGCCTGCTCGGCGTTCGACACCGCGCCCGGCCCGGTGACGGCGGTGCGGTGCGCGGCTCGTATGTCTGATATGGCCGACCTGAACTGCTGCGTGGCCGTGCCCTTGGCTGGGTCGAAACCCCACGGCGTCTGCGGCAGCAGCTGCGACAGGAACGTGTTCACGTCGGCGGTCGGCCCGGTGTACATCTTGTCGACCACGGCATTGGTGCGCGCCAACCCCGCCGCGATCGCCGGGACGCTGCCGACGCTGGCCCGGCTCTTGTACAGGCCTTCCTCAACCTGCGCGATCGGGCGGCCGCCGGTGAGGCGCTTGATCTTCTCGTTGTAGTCGCGGTCCTTCGCCTCGTCCGCGAGCTTCTGCATCTCCATCTTCTTCCTGTCCGCGTCGGCGGCGCGCTCCTGATCCCGCTCCATCAGCCGCGTGCGCGGTTCGAACGCCTTGATGGCTTGGTCGTAGTCGAGCTTGCGCTTGTCGGCGAGCCGAGCCGCTTCCGCGGCGTACAGCTTCTGGTACGACGGCAGCACCATCGGATCGTTGGCCGCCCGCATCAGCTCGATCTCTCGCGCGCCGGGATCCGCCATCCGCGGCGGCGCCTCGAAGGTCGGCTTGCGGAACGGCATCTGGTCCGGCGGCGTCGCGGGGGTGGCCGGTGGTATCGGTTCGATCGGCGCGCTCGACGGCTTGATGCCGCCCGCCTGCGCCATCCGCACGAAGTCCGGTACGATCGGCCGGTTCTCAGCCGAACGAGCGGGGGAACCAAGGAGCGCCGGGTCGACCCCCAAGGTTGAAGGCATAGCGGCGGGCGACTGGCCCGCCGCGAGCAAAGGGTTTTGCGGCGGCCCTCCCGGCCGCTGCTGCATCATCACCTGCTGCGCCAGCGCATCGCGCACGTTCGGCTGCGCCGCGGGCTGGCCACCGACCGGCGGTGCGTCCGATACCGTGCCGGTGTCGGCCTGCGCCACCTGCACCGGCGGCGCCACGCTGGCGTCCTGCACCGGCGGCGGCGCCGTGGCCACCTCCGGCGGCGGGGCCTGCGCCACATCAGTCAGTGTTGCCGCCGGGATCGAGGCCGTTGTCGCAGAGGTGTCGACATCAGGGAACGCGCTGGCGGTGTTGGTCGCCGCTGGCGCCGCGGACGACGCGCCGCTGGCCGGGTCGGTGCGCCCCGGCACCGCGGGCGATATGGTGGGCGCCGCCGCGGCCCCTGCGCCGCGCGCGGCACTGGCGCGCTCCAGCGCCGCCATCTGCGCCTCCAGCCGTTGCTGCGTGAAGCGGTCGCCGACCGCGCGGCCGAGTTCGGTGATCCCCGCCCCGATGGTCGTGGGATACTTGCCCTCCCGCGCCATCATCGCCAGCGCGAGCTTCTGGCGCATCGCCAGCGCCTCGGGGCTCTTGAGCTCTTCAGGGCTAAAGAAACCAGTTGCCATCACACGCCTCCCTGCGGCGACATCAGCGCCGCCATCCGCCGCTGCTGCTCGGCCGCTTCGTACTGCTGTTGCAAGGCCGCCTGCTGTTCCTGCTGGACCTGCTGTTGCGCCGGGTCCGGCGGCTGCTGCTGCTGCATCATCGCCAAAGCGCGCTGCTGCTGCGCCTGCCGCTGCTGCGCCATCATCTGCAGCGCCAGCCGCTTCCTGATCTCGGCCTGCTGATAGCCGAGGGCTGCGATCTCTTTCGGCACGTTGACCATCCTATGCTGCCCTCAAGACCGACCCCATCACGCGATCGGGTCTGATGTACTTGGTGCCCTCGCGCTCCTCGACGGCACGCGGCTCGATCTTCTCGACGTCCTGCGCCATCGGGCCGATGTGGCGCATGCTCGCCGGGTCATCCTTGTAGCTGTATTCGTAGACCGGCAGCTTCTTGCGCGCGCCATCGGCGTTGGCCGCGAACACGGTGGCGATGCGATCGATGTCCTCTTTCTCGCGACGGTCGGAGCGGATCAGCCCCGCGCCGCCGCCGAGGATGCCGCCGATGATGTTGCCCATCATCTGATTATTGGAGTTGTACAGCCCCATCTGGTTCTGGAAACCTTGCTGCGTGATCCCCGCGTAGTCGGTGGTGGGGATCTGCGACGACGGCGCGTTGACGAAGTTGGGCTGGCTGACCTGCGAGCCGCTCATCAATGCGCTGATCTCGTTGAGTGGCTGGTTGCGGCCAGCGTACTGCTCCTGCAGCCAGCTGTTGCGCGCGGCTTGGGCAGCGTTGAAGGCGGACTGCGCCTGCCCGGTCTGCTGCGCGAGGCCAGCGTTGGCGAAGGCGGCTTGCGCCGCGTTCTGCTGGTAGAGCTGGTTCTGCGCCTGATTGTAGAAGGTGCCGCTGCCGAGCGCCTGCTCGTAGCCTTGGTTCTGCGCAGCGTTCTGGAACGCCGCTCTCTGTGCGGCCATGCTGTCGAGCCGCTGCTGCTCGGCGCCGCCTTGGGCGATCGCGCCATACCTCGCGTCATTCGCCTGCTGCTGGTAGGTCCGCATCGCGTCGTTATACGCTTGGCTGCCATACCTGATGCCCTGATCGGCCAGCTGCTGCTGGACGCGGCTTTCTTCCTGCTGCAGCGACGGGTTCATCCGCGCCATCAGCGCGTCCTCGACGCGCTGCCGATCGGCGCTGTAGTTATCAGCGGGCCCGTAGTCGCGCGTGATCTGGCCCTGCGCGCCAAGCGAGGACTGGATCGGGTTGCCGGGGTCGAAGCTGGTCAGCGCCTTCGGGATGTTCGAGATGGTCGCGCTGTCGCCCGCAGTAGGTCCATATCCTGTGGTCTGCAACGGGCTGTTGAGCAGATTGCCGACGCGGGCTGACTGCTGCTGGCCGATGTCGGCGAGCTGCTGCTTGGTGGCGTCCTGCGTCTGCTTGAGCTGCAGTCCGGTCGGCGACAGCTGCTGCGTCGCCGTGAAGGTCGGGATGTGGTAGGTCTGGCTGGTGGTAGGATCTGTCCAGTCGTAAGTGCCGGACTGGTTGTAACTCAACGATCCATCAGGCGTCTGCTGGTTAACGTTGCCGAGATAGGCGTTGGCGACCGCGGTCGACACGTTCGTCCCGGTCTGGGCGCGCGCCGTTGCCTGTGGATCAGGAGGTGTCGGGGCTTCGTTTCCGCAACATGAACCCATGGTCGTCCGTCCTATGCTGCCTTGGCATCACGCAAATGATGTCCGTAGCGTTTGCAAAACTTCGCTTCCAGCCAGTCCTCATACGTCAACAAGGCGAGCACGCCGTCCTCGTGGCGGCCGCCGGCGCGCGGGATCCGGATCAGCTGGAAGTTCATCGCCGCCAGCATCCGCTGCACATGCTCGCTGCGCGACGACGTCTTGGTGATCAGCATCTGACAGCCGCAGTCGAGGAACGGGTACTGAAACATCACCGCCAGGGTTTCAGGCGTCAGCCAGCGATGCTTCGGCAGCGCGTCGATCGAGATCTCGATGGTCTGCGCTTCCGGGTGGTAATTGAAATAGACCAGCCCGGCGATCAGCTCGTTGTCCTCGTTGGCGATGCCGATCGCCTTCAGGTTCTTGTCGGCGAAACCGGTATGCCACTCCGTGAAGCCGGACTTCAGCTTCGATCGCGCGACGAAGTCGGCGACCAGAGCATCCTGACCGTAGATGTATTTCAGCGCCATCGATCAGTACCTCGGCGGCTGCGGTTGCTGCGGGACCGGCGGTATCGGTAGTGACTGCTGCGGCGCGCCGGGCAGCGGCGTGCCAGGACCGGGCATGCCGGGCGGGGAGAACGGCGGCGGCATCGGTACGCCCTGTTGAGGTATTGGCGGCGGCGTGTTCTGCGGCATCTGTGGCGGCATCTGCGGCTGCAGCGGTAGCGTCGGCGCCATCTGCGACGGCGACTGCATCGGCTGCGGCTGCGGCTGCGCGATGTTCATCAGCGCGGCGGCGATGTTGTTGCGGCCTTGGTCTACGCCCGGTGGGTACGGCATCGTCTAACCTCCTGCGCGATTGGCGGCGTCGGCCGCCATCGCCTTGATAGCGGTTACTTCCTGCGGCGCCAGCGTGGCGCCGAACGGGTTGTTCTCGCGGGCGTAGACGTTCGACAGGCCGAACGGGCTGATGTTGCCCATCACCTTCATGCAGCGGTGACTGCCCTGATAATAGTGGCAGATGCCGCAGTGATCGATCGGGTTGCCTCGCCCGTAGCCCGCCTCGGCCTGCGTTACTTTCTTTGCCATGACCTCACCATCCTTCACCGCCAGATCCGGGGCTACCTTGGCCGCCGCCAGTGCTGCCGCCGCCGGTGCTGCCTTCGCCGGTGCCGCCGCCTACGGCACCGCCGAGGCCCTCGCCGGCGGTGCCGCCGAGGCCGCCGCCGAGGCCGCCGAAGCCGAGACCGCCGCCGAGATCGCCGGTGCCGGTCGTCCCGGCAATGCCGGTGGCGCCCGCACCAAAGCCGTCCGCGGTGCCCTGACCAACCGCACCGACCGAGGCGCTGCCGGTGCCGCCCGCCGCGCTGGCGCCAACGCTGCCGGTGCCGCCCGCACCGGGGCCGTTACCAAGACCGCCGAAGCCGATACCGCCACCGAGCGCGCCGCTGCCGATGCCACCCTCGCCGGGGCTCGCGCCACCGACACCTGTGGCGCCCTCGCCGAAGCCGCCACCGGTTTCGCCCACGCCCGGACCGACGCCAGCGCCGGGATCGCCGACCGTGCCGACACCGCTACCGATCCCGCCGCCGTCGGGGCCGACCGCGCCGCCGTCAGGGCCGACCGCGCCGCCAAAGGTGCCTTCGTCGGCATTGGCCGATACCGAGTTAGCGACCGCCACAGCCTCCGCCACGGCGGCGTCCGTGGCAGCCTGCTGGTCGGCTGGTGAAGGCGCAGGCGCAGGCGCCATCACGCCTGTCAGCCCCGAGAGCTGGCCGATCGACTGCGCGGTCGCGTTGGCGAGACCTTGAGCCTGCGCGTCGTCCATCGCGGTCTGCGCCTGCGCGATCGCCGTCGGCGAGGTGTCGTAGCCGAGCGGCCCGTCAAGGCCGAGTGCGGTAATGCCAGCGGTCGTGGCGACGCCGGTCGGCCCGATAGCCACGCCGGAGAGGCCGGTGGCGCCCGGCGTGCCTGTCGTCGCGCCGGGGGCGCTGGGCGCACTCGGGGCCGCTGGTGCCGCTGGCGCCTCCGCCGCGGCTGGCGCGGCGATGCCGACCTGACCGGGGCCCAGCCCGGTGATGCCGGGCGCAGCGGATCCGGGCGCCCCGATCGTTCCCGTGGCGGTGCCGCCCGTGGGGCCCGGCGTTCCAAACCCGAGCGTGCCGGGGACGCCGCTGAACCCCGAGGTAGGTCCGAGCCCCACCGCGCTGTCGCCGGGGTTGCCGTAGCCCACGGTGGCGTTGCCAAAGCCGGACGGTCCGGGCGCTGGCGCGCCCTCCGGGCCCTCGGCGGCCGGACCCATGGTCGGCGCCACGCTTGTCGGTGCGGTGGCCTGCTGCGCCTGCGATATGGCAGCGTCAGCCAGCGCGTTTATGTCATCCTGCGTGTTCTGCTGGTTGGCCAGCGCCTCGGCAATGGCATTGCCGAGCGGGCTGTTCATCGCCTGCGCCGCGTCGATGCCGGTCATCTGCCCGGTTGTCGTCGGTGACGGTGACGGTGTCGGTGATGGTGTCGGTGATGGTGTCGGCGATGGTGTCGGATCCGGTGTCGGCTGAGCGAACGGGTCCACCGTGAGGTCTTGGAGGTCCGGCCCTCTGGTCACTGTCGGGGTCGGGGTGGCCGGACCCTGCTCGACGCCTTCTTCGTCGTCGTCGCCCTTCGGCGTTGGCGTCGGCGTCGGCGTCGGCGTCGGCGTCGGCGTCGGCGTCGGCGTCGGCGTCGGCGTCGGCGTGACATCCACCGGCGGCGCGAGGTCCGGCGTGATGTTCATGGGATCACCGGGCGTCACCGCGCCAGGGTCGTTGCCGGGTCCGCTGCCGAGGTTCTGGTCGGTCAGCTGCTGGGCCAGATCGTTGCGCAGCGTGCAGGCCTCGTAGGACAGCCCAGAGGCCAGACACTTCTCCAATTCGGTCTGTGCGGCCGGCGTCACCGGCGCCGCAGGCTTCGCGGGGATCACAGGGTTCTGGCTGACCGGGCCGTCATAGGCCGGGCCGAACAGCCCGCCCATTGGCGCCGGAAGATCCGCGCCGCGGTTCGAACCGGTGCCGTAGGGCCCGACATCGGGTCGCGAAACACCAGTGTAGGTCGGCCCGCCCGCCAGCAGGCGCGCGAACTCCTCAGGCGTGAGAGGACGGCCTTTGCGCAACGTTGGGATAGCCAGATCCGCCATCGTTCATCCCCTAGACGTTAACACCCGCGCCATCGTAGGTCGCCGCGATCGAGATCAGCTCGATGTCAGGCGCGGATTGCTGTGCAATGGTCACCTGACAGATCGGCGCGTGCGAGAAGCCGGTAAAGCCAATGCTCACCCACATCGTGTTGCGCACGGTCGGCGTTCCCGGCGCGGTCTGGTCCCACTGCAGATACGCGTTCTTCTCCGGCGTGGTTGGCGCGACTTGTGTCGGCAGCGGATTGGATGGGGTCCACGGCGGCGTCCAGCCCGGTGTCGGACCCCACAGGCCCTGATCCCAGACGTCGAGCGGTCCGGGATCCGGCGCCGCGGATGGCGCTGGCGGAATGGTGATGACGTAGTCGACCGTGGCAGAAAGCTGCGGCTGGAACGGCTCGCCGCTTCGTGCCGTGAAAGACGCGCGCGCCTGCCGCCACACGATCGTCGCCGACTGCGAGGAGAACATCTCCCAGCCGCCGACCATCACGCAGGTGTACGGGGTGCCGTTGTCGGTGCCGGTGATCTCCGCCTGCACGATCTTGCCGTCCTGCGTGCCGAAGAACATATCCGCGCGCAACCGGCAGAAGCACATCGCGTCCCAGCCGGTGTAGCGCGTCCACGCGCCGGTCGCGATGTTGACCGCGGCCATGGTGTAGGCGCCGGGGATGCCGCCCGGCCATGTCACGAACATCACGCCGCGCTCGTCCCACTTGCACATCGTCCACGGCAGCGAACGCTTCGCGTTCACTTCCTGCCGCCACATCGGCTTGATGGCGCGCGTGATCGCGGCCAACTCGAGTTGCGAGGTATCCTTGGTGATCGAGGCGCTTATCGGGATGATGCCGTCCACCGTCGCGATCAGCACGTCGCCGCCGATC